TCATTCGCCCGACGCTGGGTCTCAACACGAACTCGCGGCGGAACTATCTGATCACTGCGGTGTCGGCACTGAGCATTTCAGTGCTGCCTCTCAACCGCAAAGCGCCGACGATTGAGTCGACCGTTTCAGGCTGCACGTTCACATTCCCAGGCGGCATCACGTTCGTGCCTGAGACGGGGCACACCGACATCTACTACACCTTCGAGGAATGGTTCCCCGAGGTGCCGCGCAGCCAGATCAATCAGGACTGCAAAGCGGCGTCGGTGAATGTGCGCTTGCCTGGGTCGGGTAACGCTGGACTGGACTGGACCTTCCTTGGCCTTGACCAGACCAAAGCTGCGACGCGCTATTTTTCGGCACCGACGAATGAAACGACAACCGGCGTCATGGTGGCGGCTGGCGGTGCGCTGATCGTGAATGGCACGCGTCGCGGCACGGTCACCGATCTTTCATTCAATCTCGATGCTCGCGGTGCGGTGGCTGACCCGGTCGTCGGTGACGTGATCCGACCGGACGTGTTCACCGGGAAGCTGATGGCGAGCGGAAGCTTCACGGCCTACTATGACAGTGCAGACATTCCCGATCTTTACGATGATGAAGTCGAGACGAGTATCGTCTCTGCGCTGGCGGCAAGCAATGCAGACACGGCGGACTTCAATACGTTTTCGCTGCATAAGATCAAGCTCAATTCCAGTACGCCTGATGACGTTGAGACAGGGCTGAAGCGCACGTACAACTTCGTCGCGCTGTTCAACGATGTCGGCGGGCCGTTGCTGGCTGCAAACGCGACGACGATTGAGCTTCAGGACAGCGCGGTCGTTCCTTCGTAAACAAAACTCAGGAGAAGCATCATGGCAGATGGCGACAAGCTCACAGGCACATTCGTCGGTACGTTCTCGGGCACGTTCACGCCTGCGCCTGCGCCATCACCAGCGCCGTCTCCGACGCCACCATCGCCTGCACCTGGGCCGACACCGGCACCGCCTGCGGTGCAAGCCGAGAGCCCCAGCGGCACGACGCTGCCGCCTGCGCCTGCCATCTTCGATAGCCAAGGCGTGCGGTGGTCCGTGGCCAACGACAAGATTCGTCGCGACGGCGTTGATACCGTTTCGTCGAACGTGGCGCTGCTGCTTTATCACAGCGGCGTCGTCTATCAAAAGAACAACGCTGGTGGCTGGTGGAAGTGGCAAAACAATACGTGGGTCGATTCCTTCGATCCGCGCGTCTCGACATCAGCACCGCCGTCATCGCCAGCGCCATCGCCTGCACCTGGGCCGACACCGGCACCATCAGCGGATATCCCGCTAGTGCAGTCGCACAATAATATGCTCCAGATGGGCAAGGACGTCACGTACTGGCTCGAAGACAATATGTGGGGCACGGCCGGTATGACGCGCGGCACCTACACAGGCGTCACCGGCAACAAGTACGAATCGTCATTCGGGCGCGGTGCAACCGTTGGCCCGAATGGTGAAGTCGCGTGGCGTGTTGCTTGGAAAGTGCCGAAGGGATCATCCGAGGTCAAGGGCTATCACGCCGTGCTGTTTGGTGCAAAGCCTGGGTATCAATCGGATTGGAATAATCCAAGCGGCTTCGCTATCACGTTGCCTGATGGAAGCGTCTCAACCAAGGCACCATCTGGTGCGACGCCTGGGTCGTTCTTGCCGATACCCGCGAATGGTCGACTGCCGCCGATCTACTGTTCATTCGATTATCGGTATCCAACGGGACGCCCGCAAGGTTTGGGTCAACTGACCTTCGACATCTGGTTGCAGGATAGTCCGCAACAGATTCACGGCTTCAAGTGCCCACCGATCTCGCATGAGATCATGATCATCCTCGACAACTGGGGTGGCTATGGTGCGTATCCAACGGGGCGTAATCCGGGTTGGTACAGCCATGACGTGACGCTTGATGGTCATCTCTGGCACGTGTTCTTTGTGCGGCCGTTCGCTGGTGGCTGGGCGTTCATCTGTTTTGTGCCGTCTACCAAGATCGATCCCGGCACGCTGAACCTTGCCACGATCTTGAACCATCTCACGACGCGCACGGCCAAGGATGGCAAGCCATTCGCAACAGGCAACGAGCATCTCGTCGATATCGAGTGCGGCGTCGAATCCGTCGAAGGCACGGGTGATGTGCAAGTGAGCAACTACAGAATATGGAAGTGATATGGAATTAGATCAAGTTCAGGAAGAGCCCAACACGCAGCGCGTTGCTGTTGCCTGGGATGAAGAGGGCGAGCCGACCGATGGCTTCATCATCGTCGGCAAAGACTCGGAAGAGTACCAGCGCACGTTGTCGGGTCAGCGGCAGAAGGCCATTCGTCGGCAGGCGGTCAAACGCACGCGCTTTGATCTCAAGAGCGAAGAAGGTGCGGAGCAGCTTGACGCTACGTTGCGGCAAAACGAGTTCGAGATTGCCGCTGCGGTAGTCGTCGGATGGTTTGGCTTTACGTCCAAGGGTCAACCAGCGCCATTCGTCAAGGAACGTGTGACGCAGATACTTGCCGTCAAACCAAGTTGGAAGGATCGCATCCTTGCAGCACTCGAGGATGAGGCGGGTTTTTTGAAGCCATCACAGTCGACATCTGCTCATACGTCGAAGCCGGTGCTCGCGGTGGCAAAAGAGGTAAAGACGGCGTAGCGTTGATCGAGACGCTGCATGTTGTTGAAAGGATGACGGGTGTTGCTCCTGACGAACTCACTGAACTTCGCAGCCATGTGCTGCCTCCTGGGACTGACTATCTTTGGGAGTGGTTCATTCGTCTTAGCAGCACGCGCACACCGGGCTTTGGTGGCTTTGCAGCTATCTCAGAGGCAGAGTTGCGCGCCTTCTTTGCTAACCGAAACATTGAGCCGACGCCGTGGGAATTCGACACGCTCGTTCGTATGGATAAGGCTTTGCGCGATGCATCTGCTGACGACGAGAAGAAGCCTGCCGAAGAAGTCGAGGAGTAGTCTGTGGACATAACTACACTTGGCATCGGTCTTGACTCGCGTCAAGTTGACGACGGGAGAAGGGCGCTCGATGACTTTTCGAAGTCTGCTGAGAAAGCAGAGAAGGCCGCTGAAGGTGTTGGCAAAGGCGCGAAGAAGGGTGCCAGCGATGTAAAGAGTTTTGAAGATCAAATGACTGCGGCGTCGGTCAAGGGTGCTCTTTTTGCTGACGCTATTCAGAAGGGTGTGCAGATAGCAATTGATGCCGTCAAGCAACTTTATGCATTGATGTCAGAGGCGGGTGATTACGCAGACCTTGCCGATATGACAGGCGCATCTGCGGTCAACATTGCGAAGCTCCAGACGGCGGCAGATGTGGCCGGTATATCCATGCAAAGCATGGCAGGCCACATGAGTGCGATGACGCGGATACTCAAGGCGACCGATGAAGAAGGCGACAAAGCAGCGCGAGCGTTGGCGCGCATCAACATCAAGTACGAAGACTTCATAAAGCTGGACCCGGCAGAACGCGTTGCGGCGCTCGGTGTTGCAATGGGCAAGTACGCAGATGGCGTTGAAAAGACAGAGATATTGCAGGCTGTGGCTGGCCGAGGTGCTGCTGAACTAGGTAAGGCAATAAAGGTTCTCGCAGATGAGACAGCGTTCGCAACGCGACTCAATAATGAAATGATTCAGTCGGTCGATGGCTTGAATGACGCTAACGCTGAATTCACATCGAAGTCGCGACAATACATTCAAGCGATACTAGTTGGCACTGTACCTGCGACCGAGGCATTCAAGCTCGTGATTAAAGAGACGACTGCATCCATGTTTGGGATGGGCGATGCGGCTGATGCACTCGGTGCGAATCAAGGGGCGAACAGTTTTTCTGAAGCTGTCGGGCACGGGCTTGCTGGTGCAATCACTGCTTTTCAGTTGATCTACCGGGTTGTTGAAAGTGTCATCAATGCTGTAGTGTCGTTAATTAAAGTCATCATCGACTTGGGTACGATGGACTTTTCAGCGGCATACAAGACCGTAGAAGATTTGGGCGAGAAGATAAAATCTATTTGGTCCGAAGATTTTGCCGCGATCTCTTTTGGCAACACGCAAGGCTTCAAGGGAAGTTTTCAAAAGAAGCTCGATCTGATGTCCAAGGCTGCGCGAGAAGCAGCGGCAATGGCAGCGGGCGGTGAAGGTTCAGAAGAGGCGAAGGAAAGAATACGTCAGGGGCAAACCGACAAAGAAATAGCGGACGCCAAGAAGAAGGCAGATGAACTCGCAAAGATTGCGAAGAAGGCTGCCGAAGATGCAATCAAGCTAGCGCAAAAACAAGCCGATGATTTCGACAAGATCGTCGGCGGCGGCACTGCGAAGGCTGCTGGATACAACGATGACTTCATCGACTCGATGAAGATCATTAATGCCGAAAGCAAGAAGCGCAACTACACCGAAGAGCAGTACCGCACTATTGTTGATTCGCTGCTGAAGCAGCAACCGTTCTATGTGCAACAGCTCAAAGAGCAAGCTGAAGCGATGGAGAAGTACGTCGAGCTTGAGCAAAAGATGATCGACAAGGCGGCAACAGATGATGCCGCTACGCTAAAGGCATCAGCAGAAGCGGCGACGGCGGCAGAAACAGAACTCAAAAACTTCGGCAAGCTGAAGAGCGAGATTGCCGAGACGACGTTGCTGCGATTGAAAGATACGCTTGAGATGGTCAAGGCCGATCCGGTTAGCCGTGCCTTTTATCAGCAGCAAATTTCGGATCAACAAAGAGTCGTGAATGCGTTGAAGGGCACAGAGTTGCTTGAGGCGCATAAGAAGTTAGCGGATGAAGCGAAGAAGGAATACGACAAAGCCTGGGAGCAGGTCGGACAATCGTTTGCCGATCAACTCATGCAAGGCGGTCGCTCTGCATCCGACTACATCAAGAATCTATTCAGGACGATGATTCTTCGTCCGACAGTCATGGCCGCATTTTCTGGCGGCGGTAGCGGCGGCGGTGCTGGCGGTGGCGGCATCAACATGGGCAACGCGACAAGCATGTACGGGATGTACAACGCCTACAGCAGCGGCATGGGCTTGTCAGGGATGGCGGGCGGCGCAGGGGTCGGTGGCGCGGTGGGCAATATTGCGGCGGGCTACGCCGGGGCTACAGGCGGCGGCTTGGCGTTGTCAGGGGTGGGCGCGGCCGGACCCATCATGTCGACCAGCGGGGCGGCTGGCGCGGCCTTTGAGGGCTACATGGCCTCGACGGGCATCATGGCTGCGGAAGGCGGCACCCTGGCCGGTGCAGCCGGTGCCGGTGCAGCCGGTGGTGCCGGTGCGGGCGCGAGTGCTGCGCTCGCTGCGGTGCCGGTTGCCGGGTGGGTCGCGCTCGCGGCGATTGCCGCTTATGCAGCGTACAAGAAGTGGGGCAAGCACAAAGGCGGGCCAAAGGTCGAAGGCTCGTTCGGCTTGGATAGTGGCACGTTGATCGGCGCATACGGTAATCAGATGGACACCAACGCCGCACGTGCGGTGTCGGATTTGAACTCTCAGTATCGGCGCATGGCGACGTTGCTTGGATCGTCGAATCAGAATATGCAATTCGGCGTTGGCTACTCGATGGACCCGGCTGGCACAGCGCCGTCGATGGTGCACATTCGCAGCGAGGTCAGCGAGTCGGTGAACAGAGAAGCCGGACGCACACCGGAAGAATTGGCGAAGGCGTTGGCCGAAGGATCGGCAACGGTGATGGTCGAAGCGTTGCGCAACTCTGGCATGGAGCCGCAGATGCTTGCCTACTTTGACAAGATCACTGTGGGCATGACGGATCAAGCGAAGCTCGGGGCATTCGAGCAAGTCGCGGCTGTCGGACAATACTGGAAAGCAATGCAAGCGATGGGCGGCAACATGAAAGAGCTTCAGGGCATCTCGCTTGAAGCCGCAGTTGCGCTCGCAGAACTCTCCGGCGGTGTTGAACAGTTGTCGTCGAACATGTCGAGTTACATCGCCAACTACTACAGCGAGGCAGAGCAATTAAGCATCGGTTATCAGCAGTTGGCGAATCAACTTAACGCTGCTGGCTCGGGGTGGCAAGGATGGTCGGAAGAGATTCTTCGTTCCTATGACAAGGAATGGTTTCGCAAGCAAGTTGAAGCGATTGATCTCACGACAGAACTAGGGCAACGTCAATACGCGTCAATGCTTGCTGCAAGCGATGCCTTTGCCAAGCTCGACACAGCCGCGCGGTCAAGCACCGATTCGCTTGCTGGTCTGCAAGCGCACGTGCAGGCGATGGGTCTGAAGACATCCTACCTGGGCAAGATATCGGAAGACGCAGCGAAGAAGCTCGTCCTGCTTGCTGGCGGTGTCGATAGTTTGGCGTCCGGTGTTGCGACGTATCAAGAGAAGTTCTACACCGACAAAGAGCGCGAGTCTTTGGCTTATCAACAGATGGCCGTGCAACTCAATGAATCGGGTAGTGGGTGGACAGGCTTTTCAGAAGCAATTTTGCGTAGTTATACGCCTGCGCGTTTTCGTGAGATCGTTGAAGGTCTTAACCTCGAAGTCGAGGGGGACAGACAGCGTTATATTGCGCTGATGAAAGTTGCTGGCGCGTTCGCTGAACTCAAAGAGTCGACGGACGGTGCTATCAAGGCACAGGAAAGGTACGACAAAGCGTTTGATACTTTGCGCGATGCTTATGAGCGTCACAAGAGTACCTTGATCGAGACGCGTGACGCGATGAAGTCCGCCACGCAATCGTTCTTGGACTTCAATGCTTCGTTGAAGGTCGACGAGACCCTGACGACGCTCGATCCAAGTGCAAGGATGTGGGAGCTTCAGAATCAATACGGTTCGGCACGCAACAAAGCGGAGGCAGGTGGATACCAAGCTGAAGACGTATCGCGTATGCAAGAGGCTGCGCGGGCCTTGCTGCAAGGCGGCAGGGATTACTACGGCTCAGGCGAAGGCTACACCGAGTTGTTTAACCAGATCACGAAGGAAATGGAAGGCGCGGCGGCTGAGACAAAGATACGGCAGAACTATGCAGAGGCATCGTTGAAGAACCTCGAGTTGTCGGTCGGCTATCTCGTGAACATCGATAATCATCTCATTGATGTTTATACAGCCTTGACTCAGTTCCTGTCCGCGCGCACTGATCTTTATACGCTGGGCTATCCGCACGCCGAAGGTCTGTCGCGGGTTCCGTTCAACAATTATCCTGCGTTGCTTCACAAAGATGAATTGGTCTTGCCTGCACAGGAGTCGAACTTCGTTCGCGGTCTGCCGGACTTCTCAGGGGAGTTGCGTGCGCTGCGTCAAGAGGTCGCATCACTGCGCAAAGAGAATCGGCAGGATGCAGGCAACACTATCGGTGCGACGTTCACAGCGGCTGCGCAAGCAGCGCAAGTGCAAAGCGAAGCAACTATTCGGGCCGCGCGCCAGCGCGTCTATCAATCTCGTTCACGGCCTGTACTGGCCTAAAGGAGTTCACTCAAATGCCTACAGCAAACAAGTACAACGACTACGTCATTCAAAAGAATAAAGGCGTGCATAACTGGCAGTCGCATGTGTTCAAACTGTTCCTGTCTGCGACGTTGCCTGTTGCCACGCACACGATGCTTTCGCAAGCCGCGCAACTCGCTACGTCAGGCACCGGCTATACGGGCGGTGCTGGCGGCGGCGCAACCGTCACTGTGACCAACGCGGAAAATCCCGCAGGCACAATGGAGGTGAAAGGCGCGCAAGTTGTCATCACGGCGGCGGGCGCGGCGATTGGTCCGTTCCGCTACTACGGGCTATACAACGACACTGCGTCGGCTCCGGTCGATGCTCTTGTCATGTGGTGGGATCATGGCTCGAACGTGACCCTGAATGACGGTGACTCATTCACTGTGAAGTTCAGCAACGCATCCCCAGGCGTGATCTTCACCGACGCTTAAAGTCGTGGAAGCAACTTGCGTCGCGGCGGTGTTCATCGAGTCGCGCGCGCCGACGAGCGTCATCTATCGCAACGTTGAGAACGGCGTTAGATGGCGCATCGACGGCGTGTGCTGTCAGTGCGGTGAATGCTGGGCAGGGATGACGAATCCCAAGCCGGTACTCGATTGCCCGGTCATGCCCACGATCAGCAAGTTCCCTAGCTGCACGCTGAGCGGCGAGTATCTCTAATGGCACTCACGTTCAAACTCTTCTTCGGTGACGGTGTACCTGTAGCGCCACCGACAGGCGGGTCGAAGCACCCGAACCTGCCGCGTGCTGCGCCTGCTAAATACTTTGAAGCCGCAGCCGCCAGTGTTGAGAAAGCCATCACGACAACGGCTAAGGGCGGCACGCAGGTTGTTATCACTGCGCCGAATGACACCGACGACGCAACGAAGGCGCAGTCATTCTATTTCTCCCGATTCAGTTCACCCTATCTTGCTGCGCAAACTATTCCGCAGCAGGAATTGACGGTCACATTCTGGGCCGGTCAGACGAGCGGTTCGGGGGCGACGCACGCTTGTCCTGTCATTTATATCTGGCGTCCAAATACGCAACAGGTTGTCGGCTATATCTGGGATGGCCGCAACAACCTGGGACCGACAGCGAACAAGAACGTCGAGTGGTTTGCTTCTGGCAACGTCGTCAATGAGTTCGACTTCTTCTCGCTCAATGCAACGGCGACGACGGCGTTTACTGGTTTAACAGCAGCGAACTCGTTATCGAGTCCTGTCACTTGCGAAAACGGCGACGTGCTTGTCGTCGAGATGTGGGGCAATGTCTATCCATATCAGGATATGTCCGGCGCGTGCCCACGCTCTATCGGCATCAATACAGTTAGCTCGTGGATCAACTTCACGAATGCGCTGACGTGGGGCACAGCGGCACCTACTGGCGCGCAGACGATTAGCGTCGCGGACCCGTTGACCTATCCGCCGATGGGAATGGGCGCGGCGACAGACGTCGCTGTGCTCAGTAGCGTTGCGTCAGGCTTGCTCTTCTCGCCAATGCTCGGTGCCGATGCGACATCGACCGTGGGGCGTGCGCCGGTGTTGACCAGTAGCGTCGCGAATGCGGCCAGCTATTCGTACACGCCGTCAACGAACACGACGGCGACGGTGCTGAGGATCACCAACAGCGTCCCATCGCCTGCGGCAACGTATGCGGCGTCGGTGAAGAGCGCATCGGACAACATCGAGATCAGGGCTGGACCGCTGAACTTTGCCCCGATGGTGATGGGCGACGCGACATCGACAATTCAGATCGGTGTTGTCAATATCTCAAGCATCGCGTCGGCTGCATCCTATTCGGTATCGACGACAACACCGACAACGGATGTTTTTCAAGCGTACAGCGTACCGACCCCAGCGGCATCTTATGCGACGGCTGCGGCTAATGCGACATCATCGGTAACGCGTGTCTACGCAAGCATTGCGGATGCGGCCAGCTTCGCAACGCAGACCGGTTCCTTCCCTGCAACGTCGAGCGTAAACGTCACCAGTGCTGCGTCGCTGGCGACGTTTGCGTTATTAGCGGCATCAGGCGAGCCGTACTTCAGCGGCGTCACCACCTTCTATTGCATCGGTGATGCATCGAACATCACGATCACCGGCGGGCGATACGCGAACGTCACCTATCTGCCGCGCGGTCAGCATAAGGACGCAGCGAATGCCGGTATCGACGGTGTGCTGCATGATTGGTGGGGCGGCACCGGCAACGTCGTCAACCGCACGATCTCGTCATTTGCGAACACGACACCGCAGTCGTTCTACTTCGGCCGGTTCGTGTCGCGTCCACTCGCTGCGCAAACCATCCAGGCGCAGAATTGGAATTATGCAGCGATTGTTGGCGAGGGCACGACTGCATCAAAGACGTTCTTCGCGCCGGTCATGTATGTGTGGCGTCCGTCGACGGGCACGGTTGTCGGGCACATCTTTGATGGCTCGTATGTCGGCACGAATGAATGGCCCGCGACGCCTGCCACGGCAACGCGCAACATGGCCGGTGCAGCGGTCACGGTGCAAGACGGCGACATGCTGGTCGTCGAAGCCTGGGCAGTTGCTCAGCACACGACAGCCGCAGCGAACACGCAGACATGGCGGATCACGGACAAGACATCACCGATCTATTCGCAGTACAAAGTTCTGTACTTGCCGCACTCGCCGCTGTGGTTTACTTCGTTCATAGCGGGCACAGCGCCGAGTGCCGGAAAGAATGCGCCGTCGAACCTGCCGTTTGCGGTGACAGGCAGTGCGACGACAATCGCGAACGAGTATCTATGGTCGGAGGTTGCGCCTAACGACGTGACGCCACCGCAGACTGCGTTGAGTGTCGCTGCGAAGAACAACCTAGCTGCACCGCAGTCGTACTACATTGGCCGGTTCTCTTCGCTGCCGCTTGCAGCGCAAACGATTCCCGCGCAGGTCTGGGAATATGAAGTCTCTATCGGCGCGGGCAGCGTCAACTCGCATTCGTATTTCTGGCCGGTCATCTATGTGTATCGGCCATCGACGGGCACGGTCGTAAAACAGATATTTTCCGATCCAGCGGCGCAAGCTGGCATCGAGTGGCGTGCGCCGAATGATGATCCACGACTAGAGCAACGCTTCGCAGGCGCGTCGGCAAACGTTCTCGATAATGACATACTTGTCGTCGAGATCTGGGGCGCGGGTCAGCAGACGACAACAGGCGGGCTTTACTTGCAGCGCATGTGGATGAATGCGCGCAACTCGCGCATCGTCTCGCCGTACAAACTGCAATACTACACCGGGCTGAAGCAGACGATCACGTCGACGGCAGATCCGGCAACCTACGATCTTGCTGAAGCCGATGCGACCAGCGCCTACACGCTCGGGCGCGTCGACGTGCCATCGGAAGCGTCGCCAGCGACGTACGCCCAGGCGGCAACGGCAACGACGGCGTCGAGCGTCCAGGCCTTCAGCGTCGCCCAGGCGCTGACCTACCCGCTGATGGGGCTGGCTGCGGCCACGTCGACCATTGCTGGGCTTAGCAACGCAGGCGCGGGCTCGTGGGCGCTTGGCGGGGCACTAGGCTATGGCAGCATTGGCAGGGTCTCGAACGGCCAGCCTGGGGCATTCTCGCAAGGCGTTTCCCAGGCCAGCGCCGGTGTTGCCACGACTGCCGCGCTTGCCAGCTATGCCTATAGCCCGACAGCAACGACGACCGTCTCGATTGGCCGCATCATCCCATCGACGGCGAATGCGGCCGGTTATGCATACACACCGGCGACGGTCACCGCCGATTTTGTTGCGCTCATTTCGTCGACCGTAGCGATTGGGTACAGCGGCAATTATGCGCCGACGACGAACACGATCTTTGTTCAGCCGATCTCGCAAGTGTCGGTTGCTTTGCCCGCGACCTATACAGTCGACGCAAAGAACACAACGGAATCGCTAGGGTTAGTCTATACGTCCGTTGCCTCGTCAACGTCGTTCAGTACAAACGCAGCGAGTGCATACGCTTATCAAGACCGCGTCGTTAGCACGTTGCCTGCTGCCTCCTATGGTTGGTCAGGCGCATCGGCATCGGCATCGCTAAGCAGAAGCTCTGTTGCGCTGAACGCAACGTACAGTTATTCACCGCAGAACACATTTGAAGGACAAGGGTTCGTCTACGCGTCCGATGCCTCGTCTGCATCGTTCAACCTTAACGCGATCAACGCCTATGCATATCAGGCACGCGTCACTAACGCGTTGCCCGCTTCCTATGGCTGGTCCGGCGCAGCGACGTCGCTAAGCCGGACATCGATTGCGCTCAATGTCCTTTACGACTTCTCGCCGCAGTCGACGACGGTGGCGCTTGGCCGCATCATTCCGTCAAGCGCAGATTCGACATCGTTCCTTCTCCGATTGATCGATGCTTATGCGTCGCTCAATCTTGTTACCAATGCAGGCAGTCGCTCGTACGGGTGGTCGGGTGCATCGGCAACAAGTGGTCAGATTCGCGTCGTCGCTTCGGATGCAACTGGAGCGACCTACGGCTACACCGCAAAGGACGTGACGGCTGGCTTTACGCTGATCACGCCAAGTGATGCAGCGAAGGCAACCTACGCGTCGAATGCGCGCGATGCATACGGCTATGCGGATCGTTCGTCGGTTGCGTCGTCATTGCCGTTTGCCGGTGTTAGCCTGCCAGCAACGACGACAACCAGCTTCGCGCGGCTCTCGATGGCGCTGCCGGTGGAGTTCATTGTCTCCACGCCGACGACGACTTCGGTCATCAACACGCGGGTCATCAGCGACGCGTCGTCGTTTAGCTTCAAGACCACCGGGCAGGTGGCCGTCAGCGGTGCCAACACAAACTCGGTTGCCGCGAGCACGACGTACGCTGCGACGGTGACGGTTGGGACGACCGCCGTCCCGTCAAAGAATTCGATAGCGTCTGGGACAAGCTATTACGCGACGACGCCGGATGCATGGTCCGGCCGCGTCACGTTCTCCGTTGCGCTGTCGCGGACATTTAGCCTCTCAGCGCCGGACACGGTCTCGTACATCCCAGGCAAGCAGACATCGACAGCGCTGCCCGCAACCTATAGCCTATCCACGACGGCGCAGACTGCGCATCGCTATGGCTACGTCTCGCAAGCAGGCGCGGCACGGTATCTTCTGGAGTGCGTGCCTTGGCCTGCGTTTGACTTTGTCCCAAGCATCGTTAAGCCGCCGATAGTCTACCCGACGTACACGCCGCGAGCGCCGATTAGTGATGCGCAGTTTGCGACGTGGCTGGAAGACGAGCGCGCAGTTCGTGTCGTGTTGATCGAGACACGATGCGTAGAGCCGATCACCAGCAACACGGAGCTTGTCTACTTTGCGTCGTCCGGCTTCGTCACAAAGATTGAAGATGGCGCGTCTGTTTATTATTCACCGCTGATGCGCGGCGGGCTTGAGTTTGCACAAACCATCGACCTCAATTTAAGCGGCAATCAATCGTATGGTGATATCGAGCTAGACAATTCCACCGGCGACCTTGATTGGATGTTCGACCGCATTTGGCTGTACAAAGAATTCAAAGCCTATGTCGGTGATGCGTCTTGGCCGCGCAGGGACTTCAGGCAAATATTCGACGGCAATATTGAAGACGTTGACAGCAGCCAGCGCGACACCGTGAACGTGCGCTTGCGCGATAAGTTCTTCCGGCTCGACATACCATTGCACGAAGACAAAGTGGGCGGCACCACAACCAACGCTGATCGGCTCTTGCCGTTCTCGGTTGGTGAATGTCATAACGTCACGCCGGTGTTGACCGATCCGAAACAGCTCTATTACGCGTATCACAACCACGCAGCCGAAGGCGTGTTCGAGGTTCGCGATAACGGCATCCCTGTCGATTACATATTCATGACGGGTGCGCCGATGTCGTTCAAGTTGTCGAAGCAGCCGTATGGCCGGATCACTTGCAGCTTGCAGGGCGACAAACTTGGCGGCGGGCATCCTGGCACTGGCTACGTGAACACCGTGGCTCCTATCATCAGGCGTTTGATGATGGAGCACGGCACAGAGGCGGTGAACCGTTTCACGTCGGCAGATATTGATACCGACAACTTCACAGCATTTGATATTGCCAACAAATATCCGGTCGGCTTATATACGACAGAGCGTATGACTGTGCTCGAAGCATGTCAAACAATCGCTTCGTCGATTGGTGCGCGTCTGACGATGACTGCGCTTGGCAAGGCGCAACTCGTGAAGCTGCAACTGCCGCCATCAACGGAATCGAGAACACTTGTCTATAACGGCGACTTCACTTCTGGGACAGATGGTTGGTCCTATAGCGGCACCAATGGCGGCATCGTGCCTGATCCTGCTTTTCCATTTGCGACATCCATCAATCTTAACGGTGCTGGCGTTTGGAATATACCGGGTCAGTTTGTGTTCTTCTCGCATCAGGCCTCTGGCCCGACAAATCCAGCCTACTATTATGAGTACGCGAGTGCTCCAATTATCGTCGAGCCCGGTAAGCAATACACCGTGAGTGCATATACAGGCGCGCACAGATGCCGGGTTGAAGTTTGCTTCTGGGAATACACACAGAACGGCACGTTGCTTGGCTCGTCACCTTTGGCCGCTTCTGCGTCTAACGATGCACAGGGACAAGGCGGGCCTTATCCAACGGACTATAGTCTCTATACGCGAGTCACTGACACGGCAATAACGAGATCGAACACGTACTATATTCGCGTGATGCTGCGCAAGTGGGATACCAAACCCGGCAATGTTGATTCGTGGATGTTCGTGACGGGTGTGAAGGTCGAAAGCGCCAGCACCGCTGCCGCAGCGCCCATCGTCGTTACTGAGTCGGACATGGTATTGGGCTCGATGCATATCGCGGATCGTCTGCCATTGGTGCCCGGTGGCGTCCTGGGCTATTGCAAGAACTGGACGGTGCAAGAAGACACTGCACAGGGTGTCCCTGAAGATCATAAGTCGATGTATGCGCGGGAGTGGCTCACGATTGCCATCGACGAGCAACTTATGCGCTCGAAGTACGGCATACCGGGACAACCGGAACAAGAGAACTCGCTGTTGTTGGATAGACAGAGTGCTTTGACCGAATGCGGTCGTCGAGTGAATCTACGTTCTTCACAGCGGCATGTTTATGAGTTCGTTGGATTTGCTAATTTGATGTTCACGCCAGTGGGTGCGCCGATGACTGTCTTTCATCGTCGGTTTGGTTTGTCCGCAGGCAAGACGGGACAAGTCATTTCGGTCGCTGTAAACTGGCTGTCGTCCCAGGTCACAATAAAGGTGTTGATCTAATGTCGAACATAGTTAATGAGCGGGATAAGTTGATGCGCTTCGCACCGTTGCGCGTTGTTCCTGTGCAGCCTGTTCAAGAGAGCATTATTGCTGGCTACACAGGCATTAAAATGACTTCGGACGCAGGCACGTGGGGCGCTTCGAATCATCCCTTGTACCGCATTCAACCGGGCTCGACGGGTCTGGTGAGACAGACGCTATGGATTCAGTTCAGCGGCATCGCAACCAACACGCCTATAACTTGGCACGTCGGTAAAGTGAACACCGCGTGGAATTCAACGAAGCTGGATTACGATTTCATATCGTATGAAGAACAGCCAGTGTCAGAGCACGGCATCATCTTGACGCCGTCCGCTGATCCAAACGTCAGGACGATAGAGATGACCAGCTATCCGCGCAGCTTGCCGTTCCCAGGTAAATACCAAGTGTTGAATGGGTCGGTCTTTGCGACGTGCACGTGGGCAGCAAAAGAGTTCGTCGCCTGGGCACTAATCATTCAGCACTAGGATCATCATGAGCAATCTTCGTATCGTCTGGGACAACGCAATAGATCGTGCGACGATCATTGCTTCGAGCGAAGCAGGCGCTCTCGTCGCTGCGAACCTTCGCTCAAACCTCAAGGCCAAAGTGTGGCGTGCTGCCGATGTCAACGCCGGTGTTATTTCAACGTGGACGACTGCTGAACAAATTAGTTGCGTCGTCGCTGCGTTCAATAACTTCACAGCGCAAGCAACCATGCGCGCAGTTGGCTATACGCGTGAGACAGACCTCCAGCCTGCGTTCGACACCGGGCTTGTCGAGTGCGCTGCGGCTCCCGGTCTGGGGCAATTCCTGTGGGGCACACCGCTAGGCGAGAACTTCTACCAGCGCGGCGGCGCGTCGCTCTTCTCCTATGGCTACGGCGGTTACGGCGTGCTATGGATACCGGGCGCGCATGCGGTGCGCAAACTCGAAGTGCACTTCTACGATCTCAATAATCCAGATACCTATATTGAGGTCGGCCGCTTAATCGCAGGTGCGGTTTGGTCGCCAACGTACAACTTCAACTTTGGGCACAGCGTCACGTACGTAGACTCGAGCAAGAACAAGCGCACCGAAGCTGGCGACCTGCGCGGCGAGCGCGGCCCGAAGTGGCGGCGCATCGAGTTTGAACTTGGCAATATGAACTCGGAAGATCGTGCATCGCTGATGCGATTCATTCGATTGAACGGCACGACTGAACCGATGTTCGTGAGTCTGTTCCCTGAAGATGATGACACGTTGCTCGAGCAGAGTTATCAGCTATGGGGCAAGTTTGCCGAGAACGCGCAATTGTCTCAATCCAATTATGACCAATATGTCGCACGCGTTGCGATGGAGGAAGTGTGATGGCTACTTCACTACGCCCCTTCGACTATGGCAAGAAGGACTATATCGACCGGCTGAATGATCTGTACACGCAGGGCATGACGCGCGTGCGGACCAGCGCGCTCGACCCCGACGCACCGGGCACAGACGTGACGGCTAGCAGGCAGATGCGCCTGGGCGACAACGGCTGCTGCGCCGATGTCAGAGCGAGCAACGTGGTCTTCACGCTTCATGCGGAATGCTTGGTAGACGGGTTCTCGTTCGTCATCAACGTCGTGACAGGCTCAGCGTCCGTCAACGTTGCCGGTATTGGCTTCTTCACAGATTCCGGCGGTACTCCAACGTCGAAGTCGATCTCAGTTGGCAACGCTGCAATCATTTCGAGCGATGGCATCGGCTTCCGAATCTTTCGGATGACTGCGGTTTAAGGGCACATCATGCCGCGCATCTTTGCACAAAGAACGATCAGGCTTGCGCCGACCGGCATTCCGGTAAACGCACCGTCGGTTAACACGGTGCCAGTAGCGGCGCAGACAACGCCGCAAGGCACGGCGAAGCAATTCTCCGAGAGCGGCGGCAACGTCGTGAAGATTGCGGACGTCGATACGCCGATCATTACGACCACGGTTAGCTGCTCGGTCGGCACGGTCGAAGTGATCCCGAATCCAGCAACGTTCATCTCATATAACAACACGACGCGCGTCATTGTCTCTGGCTCGGTTGCCAATGTGAATCGCGCGCTGAACGGGATGTACTATCGCCCACCGCCTGCGACAGACGTGACGGCCGTTATTACGCTGCGCACTACGGACGGACTCAACGTCGACACTGACAGCTTCAACGTGACCGTTGGCATCGGGACGCCACCGCCCCCAACGCCGCAGCCGCCTGTCAATACTGTGACAAGTGCGAAGACGACAGCCTATCAAACGGCACTCAATCTGGCGAGCGCAAACATCAGCGTCTACGATGCCGACACGCCATCACTGACGACGACGCTGACGATGACAGGCGGTGCGTGCGGTGTGTCCGCTGCTGGCGGCGCTTCAGTGACCGGCAACAATACGGGGCTTGTCACGATCTCTGGCACGCAAGCGCAAATCAACGCAGCACTTGCAACGCTGGTCTATACACCAAGTGCAGGCTTCACGGGTGCCGGACAAATTGCAATGTCGACATCAGATGGTTCGCTAGTGGACTACGACACCATTGCAATCACTGTTCAGGCTCCTGTCGGTGCGCCGGTCAACACGGTGCCAGTGCAACGGTCAATGTCGATGAATGGCACGCAGACATTCTCCGTTGCTAATGGCTTTCCGATCTCTGTTGCCGATCCGAATTCAACGTCAGTGCAAGTCAACATGAGTTGCAATAACGGCAAGCTCAAGGCAGTCGTCACGGGCGCGGCTAACCTTGCTGATGGTTTTCCGCCGAAGATCAACTATGCGTTCTGGACTGCCTACGATACGACATCGCTCTTGAATGTGAGTCAGAATTTCAACGTCATTGGATTGTTCAACTTTCGCAACGGCGGCAATGGCCTGGGCGGCGGCGCAGCGTCATGGCCGTGGGGTGCCGGTACGCCTTCACCGGGCGACGTAGCATCAGTGGTTGCACGCGGGCAAAGAGTGGTCGTCATCATAGGTGGCTACGGGAATACGTTCTTTTATCAGACGCAGCAAGAGTCGGACGCCTTGCTCGCTTCGCTGACGCCATTCATCAACGGGCTCGGCGGCGCAGCGGCTATCTCCGGTGTTGAATTCAACAATTGGACAGGTGATCCTGTCGGTGATTACGCGACGCAGTTGATCTACATCGCAGGAAAGTTGAAGACGCAGTATGGCTCTAACTTCTCGATCTCTTTCCCGGTGAAGAATAACTCCACGGCTAACCGCAACCTGATGTTGGCGATGCACAATGCAGGCTGTCTGACGTGGGTGTCGCCGCAGTACACCGACAACGCTGCCTACAAGACGGCTGGCGTTCCGAAGGGTCAGATTGATACGTGGCTTGCTACGCCATTGCCTACGACAAAGGTGTTGATGGGACTCTCGTCTAATTACAACACGACGACGGACTCGCTGACGATAGCAGAGTGCACGCGTGAATGGGATGCGGCCTATGCTGCGAATCCTACGCTGCGCGGCGTAAGCTGCTATAACGCGCACCTCGATCTTACGGCAACCAGTCCTAATCAATTCGCAAATACGTTCAAGGCCAGATTCGACACCGCCATGCAGACCGGCGCGGGCATCACCGGCAATGATACGAACTCGCTTGCCATCTCTGGCACGCTTGCCCAGGTCAACGCTGCACTCGATGGCCTGACCTACAAGCCAAATAGCGCCTTCACTGGCGGCGACACGATCACTATCACAACGAGTGACGGCACCTTGTCAGATACCGACACAATTGGCGTGATGGTCATAAACGCGTGATGATGTGGGACGACATTCAACAATGGATACTCCGCTTCGCCGGTGTTGCAGGTGCGCTCGTGTCGATGCGATTCGTCAATGGTACGTTTTTTGAGCGCGTGCTGATGGTGATTGGTGGGGCGTTCTTTTCTTTCTACGCTACGGAGTGGGTTGCGCAATGGCTCGCGCTGCCGCAGGGGCTTACAGGCTTCCTCCTGGGCCTGTTCGGCATGTCCGTGCTTAGCCGGGTGTGGGAATGGGTGCAGTCGACAAACGCCGTGTCGGGCTTTCTGGACGCTTGGCTGCGCAAGCCGCCCCCGCCAACACCGCCAGCACCGCCAAAGGATGACAAGAAATGATCGACATCTCTTTCTTATCTTCGGCCTGCTGGTTCTTCGTCGGAGTCTCGTCCCTCGTTGCGAGCTTCGCTGGGTACGTGCGCAAGACCGTAATGGAATGCGTCGCGCTGGCCGGTGTTAGCCTGGGCGCGTTCTCGCGGTCCTACTATGTTTTCATCCGGCAAGAGACGGACCCTGATGCGTTATGGATATCCATTGCGCTCGCGATCTATTGCCTTGCCATGTGGTATAAACTTATGTGGGTCGTTCCGCATCGTCCAGACTACAAGCCGCCGAGAAAATCGCGCTATTACTGATGGCAGACATCACGCTCACGGACTATATCGTCAAGCGCAACGTGCGGGCGTTCCTGTGGGCACTTCGCTATGGCGAGGGCACGCAGGGCGAAGAGGGATATCGCACGCTATTCGGCGGAAAGCTGTTCCTGGGGGCCGATGGCATCTATAGCACGTTCGATGACTTTGCCGATCATCCCCGCACGCGCATCACGGTCACCCTAAAGAACGGCAAGCGGCTCACGTCGACTGCGGCCGGTGCCTACCAAATTCTCGAACGCACCTGGGACGGCGTCTGCAATCAATACGGCTTCTTGAACTTCGAACCGCCGACGCAAGACCTTGCCGCGATAGCCTTGATCGCTGGCCGCAAAGCACTCGAGGACATTGTCGAAGGCCGTATCCATATTGCGGTGTTGAAGTGCAACAAAGAATGGGCATCGCTTCCCGGCTCGCCCTATGGTCAGCCGGTCATTACGCTGGAGGAATTCAGGCGCGAGTATGAGGAGGCGGGCGGACTGTTTATGAACGAAGACACCGCACGCGATCCGCCGATGGTGCCGGTCGTGGCGCAGGCTAAACTACCGCACATCGCCAGCAAGACAACCGAGATCGCTCGCGGCAGCACGGACCTCGGCGTCGAATTCCAACAGGAGAAAGCTATGCCAATACCTGCCGTCGTCGCGGCGCTGTTGCCCAGCCTGATTCAGCTAGTGCCGCAGCTGACGAAGATATTTGGATCGGGCTCTGAAGTCTCGCAGCGCAATATAGCAGCGGCCGAAGCCGTGTTCACTGTTGCCAAAGATGCCATCGGCGCAAAGAACGAACAAGAGGTGATCGAAGCTATAAAGGCCGACCCCGTCCAGGCGACGGCGGTGAAGACGGCCATCGAGAAGAACTACCTCCAGATTCAAGAGGCTGGCGGCGGCGGTATAGCGGCGGCACGCGACTATAGTATTGCCGTTGCACAGATGCGGACACCGGAAGGCCAGCCGCTATCGCTTTTGACGCAGCCCGCGTTCGTCATCTCCGTCGTCATGCTCGGGCTGGTCGTCATGATGGTGCTGGTCGTCCTTTTCCCTTGGGAAATATTCAGGGCGAACGGCGGACAAATTTACACCGATGAAGTACGATTGATCGTGGTGACGGCTATCATTGGTTCCCTTTCGACCATCGGGGCCTTTTGGCTCGGGTCGTCCTTTGCAAGTCGACAGCCACCTCCCGCGCTTGGCACGCGCTCACGTTCAACTGACCTTTAAGGAGATCACATGAAACTCGAATGCACGCAAGCGTCCACCGGCGTATGGTCCTGGCGCTTCAAGAGCGATAACGGCGAGACCACCATCGCTGAAGGCGTGAAGTTCTTTGAGTCGAAGGCCGAAGCGCAGAAGGCAGTCGGCGCGTTCGCCGCAAGCGTTGGCATCAAGGCAAACGCCATCAGCTATGTCCCTCTCAACCCGGAGAAAGAAGAAGAGGAAAAGTAGGCGTCATGGCATGAGCCTGGGCAGGCGTTCGATAAGGGCTAGTGGTAGGGTGGCAGGCATGCGCGGGCCGCAGCGCCACGTGGCCATCTGGCCCAGGCTGGCGGCGCTGGCGACGGCTAGGTCGGCCATCTGCTCGGGCGTCAGGGGCCGCAGGTCAACAAGCCACGTTCCCTGGCGGTTGCCGATCAGGCACCAGCATAGGCCACCGGCCCAGACGCGGCGCGAGGCGTAGATGATCTGGGACCGGCGCATGCCGTGGGCCAGCCCTAGCACCTGGGACGTGTCGCGCACCGGCGCGGTGTCGCTGAACTTCAATTCGATCCCACCTTGGATACCGTCGATGCAATAGTCGACGTCCGGCGTGCCATCGCTGACGATATTCTCGATGCGCTCCAGGTGGAACCGCAGGCCCATCGCCTGACAGTTGCGCACGAGGTTTGGCCGGATGCGATCCGACCAGAAGCCGACTTCATCCATCGGTCACTTAAGCATCGACCGTGGGTCGATTCCCGTGCCGTTGCAGTCGGTGCAGCCGCTTCCCATTCCTCCGCTACCCGTGCCGTTGCAGCTTTGGCAGTCTTCAGGCGATGGGACTGCGAGCAAAACTTTGCGCGCTCGTTCTAGCGTGCCTTGAATGAAGTCACCGCATAGCCCAGGCATCGCGGGCAGCGGTGTGTCTTCCGGCACTGCCTTGATCCACAATTGCATGTGTTCAGCAACCATCAGCAAGTCACGCATTGTTTGCCCATTCGGCTCTTCGGCATACACTTCATCGAGTGCCGTCGAATACTCGGTATAGTCGGTGTCGTCGAGGTTGTTGCGCAAGTAGTGGTCGATCTTGTCGTATGCGTCACTCATTTGCGTGCCTCTAGAATCTTGATTCGCTCTCGCATCAACTCCACTGTATGTGCAGCATGCAACGTGCGCTGCACAGCGTCAATGCTTGCACGATCACCGGAGATGCGATGCCCATCCCATGACAGTCCGCAGTCTTGCGGCCATTGGTCCGGTCCCTTCGCGCAGTATTCAACACCGACGATGCCATCCCAGGTCGCTTGTTCGTCATGTGTGGCAACGATTCTTCCGTCTTTGATGAACACCCAGACGGGCGGATAGATGATCTCAGTCATGTTGATTCAAGTTCAAGTAGTGCATTTGCGCGAGACTCGGACGCTCTAGCTTCGGTGTGAAGCCTTCAAGCTTCATCACAAATAGCAACGGCAAGTTCGTCTCGAGTGCCCAGTACTCTCGCTTGTCCATCTTCATGCGGCACACGAGAACCTCAATGGCGTTGTACTTCCTGCCATCGGCCGTCTCGATCTTTTCCTTGGACCTGACGACCACGCGTTCACCGCGCTCTTCGTTCACGTGCCTGGGGATGTCAATCGTCCCAAGCATCCGATCAGTCTCAGTCGACCACAATTCATAGATCATTCGCAGTTCCCCCAGTTGGTACCGCGCGATTGCTCAGCGATCACCGGCACGGATAATTCAAAGCTCGTTTCCATGATGTGTTTTACCTCCTTGGTTGCTTCCTGATGCGCCTTGCTGGCGGCGTTGGCGCTGTGACCAAGTTCATCATGCACCGTCAGCTTCGGCACGCCGATGACCTTGGTTGCTCCGCTGCGATGAATCTGCCGCATGGCTTCCTTCATCAGGTCTGCCGCGCTGCCTTGCAGCAGACCGTTCAAGGCTTTGTGCGTATAGGCGCGGCGTACCTTCGGTCCCCATTCGGCCACCGCGTCGTCATAGCGCATCGCCTTGCTGCTGCCTGACTTCGACCAGTGCTTTTCAAATAGATCGAAGCGCACGCGACGGCCACCGAAGGTCGTGATATAGCCACGCTCGGCCGCGCGCTTCTGGGCGATGTTATAAGTCGCGCGAACGAATGGCACAGCATTATGATATTGCTCAATGATGTACTCAGCTTCGTCGCGCGATAGGCCCAGGTGCGCAATCAGCGCATCGATGCCCATCCCATAAACAAGCCCGAAGTTGATTCCCTTCACCGGCTTGCGCCATTGCTTGCGCAGCGTCTTTGTGCTGATGTCCCATCCCGCGAACGGCGCGACGAAGTCCAGCGTCATCTCATGGAAGTCCGTGGTCGGGTCTGTGCGATAGCGCTCGCGCACCGCGTCGCCGGTGTCACCGCGCGCATAGTGGGCAAGGAACCGGTACTCGATCTGCGACCAGTCATGCCGGACCCACTCTTCACCTTCCTCGGGAATGAACAGCGCGCGAATCTTTGGTCCCCAATACTCGTCGCGCGATGGAATGTTTTGCAGGTTTGGAAGCGACGAGGAAAAGCGGCCGGTGACCGCACCATTCTCGTCGCCTTTAAGCTGATGAAAGAGCGCGTACAAGCGACCGTTGATATGCTTGTCAAGCACGTAGGCGCGCACGAATGTGTTGCGGTACTTCTGAAGCTGGCGGCGGTGTCGCACTAGCTCGCCAGCCGGGTGCTGCACGCGCTCGAGCCATTCCTTGACGAACGATGGCTGGCCTGTGGCCGTCTTGGGATAGGCAACACCGGCCGCGTCAAATAGCGCAGCGAGATCGCCCTTGCTGATGTCCTTGTCCGGGTCGAGATTGTGCAGCACGCCACCGGACACCGCCTGCAAGCGGACGTCGGCCTCAAGGATGCCTGCGGTCAATTCGTCGTCCAGGCGCTTCGCGTATTCGATATCGACGCGCACGCCGTTCTGCCGCATCTCAATCATCATCGGGATCAGTTCGGTCTCTAGATCGAACAGGCCCATCATCAACTGCTGCTCTAGGATCGGCTTCTGCTTATCCCAGATGCGCAGCGGCAGGTCGACGTCGCCTTCGGCATAGGGACCGACCAAGCAAGGCGGTGCGTGCCAGATATGCGCGCGATAATTGTCGGCGTCGCCATACGCAAGCTCGATCCATTTGGCGAGGTCCGTCTTGACCTTCGTCTCGCCCAGGTACGACTCGCCCAGCGCGTCGAGGCTGTAGGTGAATCGATTGCTGTCGATCAACGCTTCCGCGTGCTGGACGTCGATGAATGGTCCCGTCACCTGCACGCCTTCGGACCATAGCGCGTCGACGTCGTAGGATAGATTCGCACCGACCTTGGCTTGGCCTTCGGTGCAAATGTTATCGCGCGCCCAGGCCAGCACGTGCGCCGGGTCGAGGTTTTGTTCCGGCGCGATCTCATGGCGCATCGGGAAGTACCAGCGCCCACCGTCCGGCGTGCCGACGCTCATGCCCACGATGTGCGCGCCCTCTTCACCGGCGCGGCGGAAGCCTGGGCCTTTCTCGACCAGCGCCGGG